CGGTGGTCGCCGTATCATTTTCAGTTTTTTCTTTTTCTAAAATTTGATTAATAGTATCTTTTAAGCCGTGCTGTTTTCCTTCATGATGTATCCAAGAGACATGGTGTTGTGTATAATCAGGATAGCGTCTGTTCAGATAATTAATAAAGATTGCGGCCGAAGTGTAACCGTCTACGTCGCAGTCAACAATGACAATAATATCTTGTTCTTTAGAAACGGCCTCTTCAATTTTATCAATGGCTTCTTCGATATAATCAAGTTTATGCCAATCATTAATTTGTTCCCAGCCTGCATTTAACCAAGTATCAATTTCATTTTGCGGCAAACCTCGACCGCACAATACTTGTTCAATAACTGTACTATATTTTTCTTCAGTATATTTTTTAAATTTCAAATAGCACCACCTCTATAGAATAATTCGATTTTTAAATAAATGTTCAAAGACAGCGGGGCCTTTGTCAATAGGAGAATCTTTTAAACCGAGAACTCCCTCTTTATCAAATAAAATGCTTATATTAGCATCGTTCTTATATTTATTATTTAGCTTAATTAGTCGTTCCATTACTCGACGACAATCATCATCGCCAAGTTCCGCAAAATCTTTATCGAATGCAATTACTACTTCTTTAGCTCCTGCGTCCAAAAGTAGTTGAAACTGATAACGAGATAAGCTATTGCCGCAACAAGCCACTGAAATATTATTTTCTGAACCAAAATAACTACTATATAACATGGTAGATTTTTCTGATTCAAAAACTATTGCGGTCTCAAATTCCTTAATGTGTTCTTTAGTTTGATTAAAGGCATATAAAGAGAAAGACAACGGGTGATTAAATAATTTGCCATTAAGACGAGCAGGCATATACTTACCCTTTGTCTCTTCCTCTTGGACTAAAGTGCGTTGTCTAATTCCCACCAAACGATTATCCTCGTCATAGTGCGGAATAAGGATACTTCCATTTAAAGGATTATATTTAATATCCATTTCCTCACAAACCGGCTTTGTGATACCTTCTTTTTCCCAGCAAATAATATGCGGTTGCGGGAAATGCTTTAAAATATCTTTGTCAATTTCCGGAAGAACAATTTTATTGTTCTCTCTTGGTTCAAGATTATCAATCTCTTGCCACTTCTTCAAGATTTCTAAGTCTGGATTAATATCATAATCTGCATCTGCATCATCAAGCTTCCATTGTAAATTTAAGAAGTTAACTACATATAGAATGGCTTGATTCAAATCTATTTGCTTAACTTTTCTTACCAACTCAAAAACATCAAAGCTATCGCCGCAATTAGTGAAACATTGGAACAGAGTACTGTTACAGTAATAGTACAGTTTTTCAGAGGAGCCTCCATGACATATAGTTTTTGCAGTAAAGAAACCTCCATGGTCTGTTGGTTCCGCTCCGAGGTGCTCTAATAATGCAAATATATCTTCTGGTTCTACTAACTCTTTAACTTTATCTTTATCGTACATTATCGCTCAGTCACCTCTATTCTTACGTCTTCTATTGGTATTATATTATAATCATAATCTGTCGCAAATAAACCATCAAAACGACAAATTCCTTTGTCTGCTTTCATCCACAAAAAACATTTATTAAAGTTACTGCGGCGATTTTTATAAATTGATAATTTAACATTTGGTATTTCACAATTTAACGTTTTAACAATTGGATCAATAGCTTCGACGTCTTCTCTGGTGACGTCTAATAAGATGGAGGCCCAATCAGCTCGATCAGAAATACTTTTGGATCCCCTAAGCAAATTTTGATCTGGAGTGTCATCGCTTTTCCAACCACCATTTAATTGAGTACTTGTCATTACAAATACACCAAATTGATTGGCAATATCTTTCAATTTAACAGATAACATAAATAAAATATTATCTTCACGAAGTTTGGTTCCTCGAGTTGCTTGCGCAACTTCACTTAAAATACCAAGAGAAGAATGAAGATAATCATAGAAAATATATTGAACGCCATGAACACGGATATTTCTTTTTATACAGTTTTCTATATCTTTCATAGTAAAATTAGGCATTTCTTCAATAAAGAGCGGAGAACGTGACAAGATTTCTGCGGCCTTGAAAACTCTTTCTTTCTCTCCAAAGCCCATATATTTATTTTTGATAATATGTTCTTCATTAACTCCTGATAAAAAGGCCAACGCCATCGTAGTAACTTCTTGAATATCTAATTCGGTTGTAATAAATAAACTTGGTTGTTTAATTCCATTTTTAACCCATTGGTCAGTCTGTAAATTATAAATTTCATCGCAAGCAATATTACAAGCATCTGCTATCATGGTACGTGACTTCGTTTGTTATCCTATAGGCTTTTTATCCTATAGTTCTTGCGGTTTCCCGCAAGCCCAGCATATCTTTTCACCCTATAAAAGGGGTCGGAGCCTCGTGGGGAAATTATATTCTACTCTGTAGGTTCATTCCCTATGCGTTGTGGCTGGCTATTTTTTTACCAATAACCTTCACCTCTGATTACCATATCCTGTTGGACTTAGGCTTCCAGATTTTTTCTCCGATAATAATCTTAAAAATTACTTTTTAAGACGGCAATTATAGCTACCTACGCCCGTTGCAGCACTTCTAATATAAAATTTACCAAGTCTTGCCCCTGAAGTAACAGTGTTCATATACTTTCCATATAAAGGAAATCCTACTTCGGGACTATTTTCTAACTCTTGAAGAATGTCAAATACTGAATCCCCAATAGCAATAGAATCATCATTAACATTATCAATACACATTTCCCGCACATTAAGAATCTTATTATCAATCATGTCTGCAATATCAGACAAATTATAATTATCTAAATTATCTTCTTGTTGCTTTTTCTTCTTGATGTCAAAGATATTATCTGGATCATATATCCATGATATGTCTACACCTAAATCATTATAAGTGCGGAGCAGAGTCATTTTCTTAACTCTATCATAGTAATAATCAAAATTAGGTAAGTCCGCATTTGCCATTACGTTTATTAACCAATTTGAGCCGCCAGCTGTCTTATAGGTTGCTAAACTTTCTGGACGATTTTTTAAATAATCTTCTATTACTTTTGGGTTGAGATTTTCCGCACCACCTGCCCGCAAATTAAGAGCTGCACCAAATACTACTTTATGAGAATCACTTACGAAATCTCTCTCATTAAAAAAATATTTTCCTTCATCATCCAAGAGAGAAGGATTGTTCAATATACAAGCAATTAATTGAACCACTGCTGTCGAATCGTATAGTTTACTTCCTGCCACATATCCTCCTTCCTATTTTAAATCAAATAGTTTTACTCGCTTAGGTTTCTTAAAAGGAGATGGGTGTGTTTGATATACAATTTCTTCAGTCGGCATAAAACTTTTAATATCTACATCTTTATATCTTAATTCATTTTCTTCTTTTCGTTTAAAATAATCTTGAGCTTCATTATAAACATAATCTACAATTCCAATACCACCATTCGCGGCCTTTGGATCATTTCCTTTTACATCATACCAATACTCTAACGTTTTTAAGATTCCATCTGGGCTTCGACCTCCCTCTATTAAATTCTTTAACTGATTATCAATTTTAGTTTTAGTATAAGCGGCGCCTAGCACTGTCCGCATTTTTTGATGAATCTTTTCTTTAGCCTCTTGGTTTATTTTGTCTTTTTGAATACATGATTGGTGAGCATATCTTCGTCCAACTTGAAGAACATCAAATCGTTCTTTTGAGACATACTCGCCGCAATAAAGACACTTAACTTGAGTCATCATCTACTCCTTAGCATTTTTCCTACTCTTATATTATATCACAAAAACTCAAGTCTGTCAAGAAAAGAAAAGACCCCTAAGAAGGGGTCTATTTTTTTAATTAAATTCCATTGGCCACAGCGTCTTTAAGGTCTGAAACAATTAGATCTAATACTTCTGCCTGATCAGGAGTCATATCACCAACCTTTTTGCCACGCCCAAGATTCTTATTTACAATTTCAGTAATGCGCATTGCCCAGTCGCTGCCAAAGGAAGAGCCTGTTGCCTCTTGGACTTGACTTACAATTGTATTAAACTCTGTCATGAGAGCATTGAAGTCATAGACAGGAGCGACAATCTGTTTAATAGGCTCGTTGGTTACGTAAGCTCCACCATTAGTTGCGGCCTCTTTATCAATAGCCTCGTGAAGTGCACTAGACAAGGCGTCATAGGTAAATGGAATTTCTGGTTCTATCATCTTAAAGCGAGATTTGCATTCTACAGTTCCGTCCATAGAACGAAGAGTCAGCATTACAACCGGTGAACCGTTTTCTATTGAAACTTGATGCGCATACCCTTGTAAGTCAGACATATTGCGCACAATTTCATTATAGGTATTGCTTAAGGACGGAATAATTTGATTATATTCAGAACCATCTTCGCGCTTAAAAGTTTTGTCTTTAGCATGAGAGATAAAGAAAAGAGCATATCCCATTTGTGCAATAGAGCGAAAAGTTTCTTCAAACTCGGTCTTTACCTTTTTCCACCCATTTACTGACCATCCGCCATCTCCGATATTTTCAATACCATTTTGTGCACAAATATATTTTTCACATAGAGCTGACGCGATGTCAACAGTATCAATTACGATTGCTTTGTAAGCCTCTTTTACTTCTGGATCTTTAAGTTCTTTAACAACATCTCGTTTAAATTGACCCCAAGAAGTAATGTCTACCGCCATAACATTTTGCAGCGCACGATACCCGGG